AAACACTTCACCAATTTTCCCGCCAAGCGGACTGGTCGCCTTGGTAGGGGCCTGGTGTAGCCGTTAGGGGCAATGCTTCTCGACAGAGGGGCATCCTCCAGCACAGTGAATAAAACACTGCGTAAGCTAAATTGAAAACACACTAGTCGTGGCGTGATCCGTTTCAACCACACGGGTCGTGAATTAAGGTTGGCCGCCCAAATACCAACTGGCCACCGAGGAGCCACATCCTCGAAGGGACGGCGTCCCGTCACGCTTCGTGGCAGGCCGTCGCCCACGCTTCACCCGGAGATCGTCATTCCGGAGGGGTACTCGTTTGAGGACCTTGAGCGCGATTTTGCTCGGATTCCGCCTAATCCTAATCGTGCCACTGATTGGCAAGTTCCGCGTCGCTGGCGTTCCTCTGGCCAGCGAAAGCGCCAATCAAATGTGACGGGTCATTCGTCACTTGGGGAGGTTGAAGAGTACGACATCCGTAAGGAGCCCCGGTCCTCAGGTCGTACCGCAAAGGTCGGGAGCGGTAAGCTAGTTCGACCGCTTAAGACCACTCGCGCGAAGGCCAGAGCGCGGAAAATGAGTCACGCACGAGGCACCTTCATTAAGGTGAACAAGCCTGGTCGCTCTATGCCCAAGAGTGCTCGCAAGGATGCCTTGATTGCGGATTCGCGGAGGCGCGCCATTCAGAAGGGCGCAGCGCATGTTCCCAAGTGGAAGCGCCGGTTGAACAATTTAACCGGATTTTCCCGTCATCCATACCAGAATCGTCGGTCGCGTCGCACCTGGTACACGGATAACCAGCTTCGGGACATGTACAGTAAGGGTAAGACTCTTCCTGCCCTTACTCGCGAGACCATTTATTCCCTCCTTGATAAGAGGAAGGATGCTGACCTTATCCGCGCGTTGTTGCTGCGCGCTGGAATTGAGCCCAATCCTGGGCCCTCTGGTAAGAAAGGCATGCGGGTGCCTAGGTCTAAACAACCTAAGCTCAGGGCCGTAAGACGCCAGAAGCCTGACGATAAGGTGCATGTTTCCAGCACTTGTTCGCTGGCTTGTGACGGACTGGTGGACCTTTCCGCTATACGCTTTGTCAAGCACTCCCAGGGGACCCTGGCTTGTTGCCAATGCGGGGCCGAATGCGAGGTTATCGTGGATCCCCACGACTGGGTCTCTTTTGGTCACCCAGTCGACAGATTACCTTGGTCTCAAAAATTCGACCACGGGAGGGCCCTTGTATTCAAGGATGTGCGTGACGGTATCGCCAGTGCTTTTCAGGGCACTAGCCTGGCCGACAGGAAGGGCAATCCTGTCGTTGGTCCTTTTCACGCCATACCTGGAATATTTATGGCAATGGCCCCTGAGGTGGCTGAGGAGATGCAGCAGGAACTTGAGAGGGCGGTTGCGCGTTTGCCAAAGGGAACGCCGCTGCCCAAGCACGTTGCTGAGCTTCTCCCCTCCACCCCGCAGACCGATGTCCCAAGCACCTCGGGGACTACTCCGGCCAACGACGGCCCGAATGATGAGGCTCCAAAGTCGGCCATAACGCATGGAGAGCCTCTGTCACCGAGTGTGAAATCGACGCCAATGACCCCTGTGGTTGGTGATTGGGCATCTAGATTGAAGCCCGTACCAATTCCGGATCCCCCTCCGGCACCAGCCCCAAGCGTAAACCCTGTTCTTCAGGGTGCTCGGCGACAGCTTAAGCCGGCCCAAACTCGGCCACCTGTCGCTATTCAATCATTGTTGGGAGAACCTCTGCCCAAATTTGTGCCCAACACGACGGCGGTCCTCCCCGTCCCGGTTGTCGCGCCTCCTGGTCCGGCACCAATGATGAATGCCCTTATTGGGCCACAACCTGAGCATCCTGATGATCGTAAGGAGAGGGAGAAGAGAGAGAAGATCAATTCTCCTCTAGATGGCGTTCATGCCAGTAAGAAAGAGCTTCGCAAGTTTGCTGCCGAGCATGGGCTGCCTCACGAGGACATCAAAATCACGGTCACGCGTCATGGAAATGAGCGTGATCGCCGTCCGTTGATGCAACGTGTGGTGGACCGGCTAGAGGCTGATGTGATCGTTGTTGACGTCAGGTTCCGTGGGTACTATTCAGTCACACGGGCGTTTTTCATGTCAATAGCTGCCACTGCCTGCCTCTTTGCTGCCTTGTTCGGCCTGTCCTTTGTTACTTGGCCTGACGCTCATCTCAACATTACCACCAGCATGCTCCATGAAGAACACCTGAACACCTTTTACCCTAGCATCCCTCATCTGACCACGTGGGATGCTGTTAATGTGGATGGCCTTTTTTGGGTCACACAGGGATTCTGGGTTCACCCAGTCTGGTGTTTGCTTGGGTTCTTGTGCATGCTCTTGTGCTTCGTTCCTTTGGAGGAGCAGAACATTCGGTACTGCCCTCATATGATTACTTGCGCTCTCTCCGAGGGTCCTGCGGGTGGCGATGGGGTCGCCACCTACAGGCAACGAATGCTCCGCCTTGCCCAAATTGACATTGAAGATGTCATTTACTTGCAGCTTCAGCATACTTCAGCCATGCTGGCATGCACGTTGGCTAAGGAGCGGGGTTTTGGCGTGGGTCGCGCGCGGCTGGTACGCGCGTCGACCCGTTTGCTACCCCCTTGAAGGTCTATGCAGTGGGTGCTCGGGTCTCTGAAGTGTTGCCCCCCATTGTTGGGGACGTTTCATTTCGGCAGTTGCAACGGCCGCGACGTAAAACCTTCCGGAGGCTCCCAATGGCCGCAATTCCTGGTTATTGTCCTATCACGTGTGATTCTAACGATGGCCAGACGGTTGCTAGCGGCTTTAATAAGCGCTTGCTACGGCAAGTCCCCACTGCAGACCATAATATACTGGGACGTTTCAAAGATTTTGTTTCCTGGTATTGCAAGACCCACATCAAGAGGATCACACTTCCCGACTTTGAGGAGTGGTTGGCGCACACCAACTACAACGAGCAGCGTAAGAACCAACTTAGGGACGCAAGGGACAAACTTCGAGGTGGTCCGCCCACCCCGCGGCAAGCGTCACATGTTGATTCATTTGTTAAAACTGAGAGTTATCCAGTTATTAAATATGCTCGAATGATTAACTCAAGGTGCGATGCCTTCAAGGCGTATTCAGGACCATGGTTCCACGCCATTGAAGAAGAGCTCTACCAGCAGCCCGAATTTGTGAAGCATATGACGCCGGCGCAGCGTCTTAAAGCTGTGGAGGACATGGATTTGCCTGGACGCAATTACTACTCCACGGACTTTACAGCCTTCGAATCTCACTTCGTTCCTGAGGTGATGAACGCGTGTGAATTGGTCTTGTACAAGCATTGCTTGCAGGACTTTCCACAAGTCTCGGAGGTTATTTGTCGGACCATTTCAGGGACCAATAAGATGCGCACTCGGTCAGGCGTGCGTGCTAAGTGTCAAGCACGACGCATGTCCGGAGATATGTGCACCTCTTTGGGAAATGGTTTCACAAATCTTATGCTTTTCAAATTTTTGTGCCACGAGCACCACCAACGTGGCGGTGGGCTGGTCGAAGGGGACGATGGTCTCTTTTGGACGTCTGGTGAGTTGAAGCAAGAGTGGTATGAATCCCTTGGATTCACCATAAAGATTGTGCCCGTCTCCGACCCTCGGGTTGCTAGCTTCTGCGGAGTCGTTTATGGTGATAATGCTTTGCGCGATCCAAGGAAGGTATTCCAGACTTTTGGGTGGACTCACAGCTGCATTTCGGCGGGGCCTAAGATCATGCGAGAGCTGCAGAAAGCTAAGGCCCTCTCCATGCGGTATGAGTGTCCGCATTGCCCAATCATTGGTGAGTTGGCTCGAGTCGTGCTCAACAACACGCCTGGCGGCTTCCGCTTTGTTGAGGACGGTTATCACCGAGCCCCGGATGGTCAGGTCACCAATGACTTCAATCCGACGGCGAAGGACCGCGATACCTTTGCCAGGCTGTTTGGAATTACATCTGAGGTCCAGATGATTGCAGAACAGGCAATCAGGGACCTCAATTTCGCAATGCTCGCAAAACTTATCCCGCCGACGTACCAGCAGTCGTGGTTTTGCGAGCGCTACGTTGAAGTGACGTAGATTGCATCGCAGCTAGTCCCCTGGCTTATAGGGGCTCCAATTGGCG